TGATTTTCAGAATCGCTTGAAAGAGATGGAGATAAATCTGGAGTCGTTTAAGACCGAAGTTGAAGACAGGAAGGACGCAAGAAAGACCTTTGGCGATGATCCTGTTCCAAAGATATTTGCTATGGTTGCGCTAATCGGTTTTCTTGGATACGTCTTCATGGTCACAATACAGCCTCCTGACGCTAACGATGATGGTGTCGTGAATTTAATTCTTGGATATCTGGGCGGATTGGTATCAGGAATATCTGCTTATTTCTTCGGCGGCAGCAATGGAAAAAAATAAAATGCAAAAGCTTCTTGAGATGTTAAAGCGTCACGAGGGTGAAGTAGTCACCAACGGCAGGCACGTAGCTTACAAATGCCCTAGCGGTTACTGGACGGTGGGTGTTGGCCGGAATGTGGACCCCAATGGCGGAATAGGATTGTCGCAAGAAGAAGTTGACATGCTACTTGAAAACGACATTGCCAGAGTAATCAAAGAGTTGGCCTCAGAATATCCGTGGTTCAACGATCTTGATGATGTCAGAAAAGATGCTATGATTGACATCAGTTTTAACCTCGGAGCTACGCGTTTGCGTGGTTTTCGACGCGCATTGGCTGCGATGGAAGCAGCTAAATACAAAGAAGCCAGCACTGAATTTTTAGATAGTAAATGGGCCAAGCAACAAGTGGGTGGCCGTGCTTTGGAGCTAGCAGATATGATCGCCAGTGGCGAATATGCGCTATGAGGTTAGAAAATGCCGTTACAGAAACTACAGTTTAGACCCGGAATCAATAAAGAAGCTACGTCTTACTCTAACGAAGGGGGCTGGTCCAACTCGGACAAAGTCCGTTTTCACTACGGGTATCCCGAAAAGATAGGCGGTTGGGTTAGACAATCTAATTATAGTTTTTTGCAACCTTGCCGGTCTTTGCACACTTACGGGACTTTGGACGGCTCTATTCTTATTTCAGTAGGCACCCGGTATAAGTTTTATATAAACGAAGGGGGCTTTTACTACGACATCACGCCTGTTCGTGCTACCACTTCCGCAGGAGACGTGACGTTTGCCGCGGTCAACGGTTCTTCTACTATTACTGCAACGGATACTTTACACGGCGCTGCGACTGGCGATTTTGTCACTTTTAGTGGTGCCGCTACTCTTGGCGGTCAAATCACAGCTACCGTTCTTAATCAAGAGTATCAAATACACGTAGTAAACGAAAACACCTACACTTTTACCGCCAGGACGGCCGGTACAAGTATCACAAGCATTACCGAAAATGGCGTTCTTAATCCTACGCCAGTCACGGCCGACGGATCAGACACCGGTAATGGAGGTGCTTCCGTGGTTGGTGTCTATCAAATAAACTCGGGCCTTGGAGTTGCTGTAACGGGCACTGGTTGGGGTTCAAGCACATGGGGCCGCGGTACGTGGGGTTCTGCTGCAACCAGCACTGTAACTAACTCTTTACGTCTGTGGGGCGTAGATAACTTCGGTGAGGATCTGTTGTTTAACGTTCGTGACGGGGGCATTTATTACTGGGACACCAGTGCCGACGACTTGACTACGGACCGCGCTACAGCGCTTTATCAACTACCTGGTGCAGACGCTACAACCCCGACTATAGCCAAGCAGGTTTTGGTTAGCGACAGGGACAGGCATGTTATTGCTTTTGGATGTGATTCCGAAAACAACATTGGCGTCCAGGACCCTTTATTGATTCGATTCTCGGACCAAGAATCCTTAACTACCTGGACTACCTCCGTAACAAATACGGCGGGAGACCTGCGTGTAGGTTCGGGATCTGAGATTATTACGGCAGTCGAGACACGTAATCAAGTTTTAGTGTTTACCGACATATCGTTGCATGGTATGCAATACCTAGGTCCTCCTTTTACTTTTGGTATTGCTCAGATCGCAGAAAACATTACTATTGCCGGTCCTAATGCTGTTACAGCGGTGGACGATAAGGTGTTTTGGATGGGCATAGGCGATTTTTACGCCTATACGGGACAAACGCAAAAGGTTCCGTGTGCGGTTCGTTCTTACATTTTTGATAACTTTAATACGGGACAAGCCTCTCTTGTTACGTGTGCGCTAAACTCGACTTTTTCAGAAATCTGGTGGTTTTACCCCTCCCTTAGCTCTAATGAAAACGACAGCTACGTTATTTATAACTATTTGGACAACACGTGGGCCGTGGGCAGCATGGTCCGTACTGCGTGGAATGATCGAGGGCTTCAAACGTACCCAATTGCGGCTTCTACGGACGGTTACTTGTACCTGCATGAAAATGGTCAGAATGACGGCAGCACCAACCCGGTTAGTCCCATTACAAGTTTTATCGAAAGCAGTCAACTCAGCATCGGAGAAGGCAATAACTTTGTTTTCTTGAGTCGGTTGATTCCAGATTTAACCTTTGAAGACTCCGTATCGGACGCTCCGAGCGTAGATTTTACATTGCAAGCAAGAAACTTTCCGGGTGGTGCTTATTTACAGACCAAAGATTCTGAAGTAACGCAATCGGCCACCACTCCTGTAGAGCTATTTACCGAACAAGCGTTCGTTCGATTACGGGGGCGTTCTTTTGCCGTAAAGGTAGAGTCGGATACGACTGATACGCAGTGGCGTCTGGGTACGCCTAGAGTAGATATTCGGCCAGACGGGAGAAGGTAGTGTCCTCAAGACAACTTACTCGTGTTTACTTTCCAAACCCGCCTGCCGATTATCAGCAGGACACTATTGCAACTATTCAGGAAGCGTATGAGACTTTGATTCGTCAGATTCAGAACCCAGGCGATATCAGAGCAACAGACATAACGCTGACAAACCTGCAAAGCGGGTCAGATCAAGGCTTAGAGCCGGGGGCCGTGTACGAAAAAGAAGGTTTTTTAAAAATAGCTCTAGCAAACGAGCCAAACGCTTTAGGCGTATCAGGCTCTGGTGTGGTGGGCGCTGTAACGGTAGTAATTACCTGATGTCTGGTGATATTATGCACAATAACTACGCTTTTTTGAAAGTAGGAGCAACCCAGCAATGAACGTAGAAGCCGTAGAAGATCTTTTAAAAAAATTTTTAAAAGGCACCTTAAATACCACGGTACAAGCCGGAATTACATCCTTAGTTACGGATGTGGATTTTGAGGATGCGCTTAAAGGTCAAGTTGCAATTAACTTGGCAGGCGCGGTATTGGGTGGCGACTCCCCTTTGGATATATTTAAGCCTAAGCAGCCCGCAGCACAGCCCACGGGTCAGGCTCCTGCTCCGGCGTCTCAAGCCCCGGCGTCTGTTAATCAAATCCTTTCTTCGGCTACCGATCCTAATAAAATGTTGTCAAGGGCACGCCAAAACGTAACTTCACAACAATTTCCTTCTATGCAAGGTAAAGGCCCTTTACAGCCTGGTATAGCACAGTTAGGAAAATCTGCATTAACCCCTTTACAACCGGCGGATACCCGCGGCATCTTGGAATCGCTGGGCGATGTGGTTAGCGGAGACGGTGGTCGGGGAAACGCTCTTAAACAGTTGTTTATGCCGGACCCGGAGGGCAAGCCCGATCCTTTCCGGAAATACGCCCCGGGACTCCTTGGTTTAATTGCGGCAGGCTATGCAGGTGGTGCCTTTGACCCGGTTGAGCAGCAGCAAGTGCAGCAGTATGGTGGCCTTACTGGAGGCAAGTTGCTTCGTCAAAATCCAGGTGGTTACCGCATAGGCATCCCATCTATAGCCCGAGGATACGCTGGGGGAGGCGATATAGACCCTTCTACTTTTCCACGTCGAACAGGTGGCATTTCTGGTCCAGGTACAGGTACTTCGGACGATATTCCCGCCATGCTTTCAGACGGTGAGTTTGTGATGACTGCAAAAGCGGTTGAGGGTATGGGTAACGGTAGTCGAGAACAAGGCATACGTAACATGTATCAAATGATGAACGGCTTAGAATCGAGGATGGCGTAACCATGGTCACTACTACCGAATCCATAGTAAGAGAAGACCCGTATACCGAGGCTTATAAAAGAGGCCTGTTCGAATCTGTTTTTGATTTAGTTAATCAACAAATGGGTTTTGAGCGCAAAGACACCGGGAGAGAGGACGAAGCGGGCAATCCCATATATGAATCTAATCAAATAATTGATCCGGTAACCGGGGAACCGGTAGGTCCCGCCTACGCGCCACCATATCAAGTGGCGGGCTTTACGCCGGAGCAAAGACAAGCTCGATCTTTGTTGCAAGAAAACCTTGGTGGGTTTATGCCCTATATCCAAGGCGGCCTGGGCAGCATTCAACGTGGCGGGGGCTTGTACGAACAAGCCGCAGCGCTTGCCGGAGAAACTAGGGAAGACCCGTATTTGTTCCAAGAAGCCGGTTCCAGGTCTATCGAAGGCGGTATGGACGCCTTTGCTCCAGGGACACTTGATGACCCCAGTTCCGGTATTAGCGCTTTTTTTAACCCTTACGAAGATCAAGTTGTCGATCAGGTACAGGAAGATTTTGACAGGGCGAGGCGCATGGAAGAGGCGATTCAAGCTCGACAGGCCGTTGGATCTGGAGCTTTTGGAGGTTCACGGGCCGCGGTTACGGAACAAGAGGCCTTGCGTAATATAGACCGCGAAGAATTAAACGCTTTGGCTAAAATGCGTCAGACCGGTTACGCGGGGGCGCTAGAAGCAGCGGGAAATGCTTTTGAAAACCAACAACGCCGAGCACTAACCGGTGGCAGTTACTTGGGCAATTTAGGCAGCACCTTTGGTCAATTGGGACAGCGAGACGTAGAGCTTTTGGGTAATTTAGGCACTAACTTTTCAAACATAGGGACTACGGAAGCGGGTCTAGGATCGACTGCCACCAATCTTATGCGCGGCGATGTTTCGGCGCTATCTGGTTTTGGTGGTCAAGGGCAAATTCAAGAGCAAAACATCTTAGATGCCATACGAAACACTAACCTTGAGAGGCAGCAGTTCCCGTTCCAACAACTTGGTTACCTCAGCGACGTACTAAACCGCGTGCCTGCTAATCAAAGCACAATGTCAACTAGTACGCCCCCTCAACAGAGCGGTCTTGGACAAGCAATTGGATACGGTATTGCCGGATTAGGCGCTCTTGCGGGCGTAGGATAGGACTATTATGAATTTATATAAACGACCTCTTTTTATGCAGCAAGGCGGCATGGCCCGAGTGCCAGTGCCCACGCCCCCCGCAACAATGCGTCCAGCCGCAGCGCCTCAAGGTGCTATGCCCCCGATGCGTCCTGCGAGGGCTCCAATGGGTCCAATGGGTCTTCCTAGAACACCGGCTGCGGCTCCTGCTGCACGGCCCACGGATCAGGCTGCGGGTATCGCTTCTATGGTTTCAGACAAAGCCAAAGCAGATCTTGATCAGGCACAGGGTCCCGAGCAGATCATTAACGCTTTCCGAGGTAACCAAAAACCTATCCAGGCTCGTTACCAAGAGCTTGCTGAGTATGTTGGCCCCCAAGATGCCACGGCCACGCCTATCAGCGTACTGACTATGGTGCAGCCTTCTTTGATGATGACGGCAAAGGGTGCCTCAGAAAGTGGCATAGGCGAACTCATGGCGGGCATAGCAGGCAGAGTTCCTATGGAAAGCGCTCCTGGAGCTCCTAACCGCATGGGTCAGGGCTTGGGCAACATCATGATGTCACGCCAGGCACCTCAACCGGCGGGAATGGCGCAAGGCGGTGTCGTGGGAAAGTTCGCTGAGGGCGGCAGCTCTCTTAAGGACTACTACGACGAAGACCTAGCCACGTTCCAAGAAATCATGGCTCCCACTCAAGCGGACCGTGACGCCTCTAAGCGTCAGTTGTTCTTTGACATCGCGCAGCGCGGCCTAGCTATGGCTGGCGGTGCAGGTGGCTCGGGCAACGTCGCCTCGCAGTTAGCTAACGTATTCCAAACGCTCCCTGGCACCTACGCGGCACAACAAGCTGAACTACGTAAAGGTGAGCAAGGTGCACGCAACGCGGCCCTACAGTCTGCTGCGGGCAGGGTAGGCGCGGATCGTGAGCAAGAGGCTAAGATAGCGGCAAAGCGCGCTGAAATGGAAGAGGAGTATCGTCTCAAAGGTCTAGAGATGAATCAAAAATTCATCTACGACATGACCGTAGAGGAAGCAAAAGCTAGAAACAAAGGCATAGATTTTAAGGGCGTTATGGCCGTTGATTCTAATGGTGTCCCTATAAGAGGTGGCGAAATCTTTAACGTGAATGATCCTGAAGATGCTATACGCATGAGAAGGTTTAGAGAAAGTTATGGAGGTGAAGGTATAACGTTTACCGATATTCCTAAGTTTAGTGACATAGCTTCAAATAATTTAGATTATGAGGCCTTGCAGGTAGTCGATTCTGATGGAACTCAGTTGGATATTCTTAACCAAAATAGCCCTACGTTTGATGCAGAATTAGCTAATTTAATGACAAATAACCCTGGTGCTCGAGTTGTTAAAATGCCAAGTTTCTCGGATGTGTTCCCTCAAGACCTCAAACCGTTACCTTATAAGGCCGTTTCGGTAGTCGGTCCTGATGGAACTCAGTTGGATATTCTTAACCAAAATAGCCCTACGTTTGAACAAGATTTAGCTAATTTAAGAACAACTAACCCTGGTGCTCAAGTTGCTGAAATGCCAAGTTTCTCGGATGTGTCCCCTTCGGAAGATGGTTTGCCAACGCTATCAAACCCAGAAATGGAAGGCGTTTTTGCAGATTTCGATTTGCGTACAGCCTTAAGCGAAGGAACGGTATCAGGTTCTCAACTCACACTAATTAACGCCGCGATTAACAAAAAGACAACGCCTAGGTCCGTTCCTACGGGAGAAATTAGTGATAACGGTGTTAGGGTAATGGAACTGCGTAGTGACCCCCTTCCTGATGAATGGCTAGAGGCTATAAATAAAGCGGTTGAACTAGGGGTTCCAGTGCAGCGTGCAAATACATCCGGTATTGATTCCGGTAGTACGCGGAATGTTTCGCCAAGCCCTTCTATTTCTAACGAACAAGCAATTGTTGATGATATACCCGAGATAACTGACAGCGCTTTTGTAGATTGGAATCCAGCGGATAGTTTTGGAAGTCAAGCTCAAGCGGATAGTTTCCTTAACTCGGCTATCCCAAAGGTTGTTAACTTTTTCACAGGATCAGAATTTGGCGCAGGAAGCCGGGAAGAAATAAAAGCTGAAGAAAACATTAAAGCTTTAAATGCGTTTATTTTACAAACTTTATTTTCGGCAGCTTCGGGAAATTCCGGTGAAAAATTAGGCGCAGATGAAAGAAAAACTTTTTCTGACTTAATACCTGATATGGGTACTCCAGCAGACAGAGCGGCGGGTCAATACGAAGCAATTGTTAACGAATTTAATAATTTAATTCAACAAAAAGAATTTCAGCTAAGTAATCCGCAAGGTAGTTTTAGGGATGTCGAAAGAATCAAAGCCCAGATAAACGCTTTAAAAAATCGTTCCGCGCAGGTGCAAGGACTGGTTAATGCTTTACGAAGTGGTAGAAATTCAAGAGCAAATACCCCTGCTGACCTTCGCTCTATGGAATCCTTGTATATTAAAGGTCCTCCGGTAACAGGAGATCAACAATAATGGCCGAAGAAAATGTTTCTGAAACAACGCCTGTAACTCTTTTAGATCCTAATCAATCCGGTTTAGTGGATTTAGATTTGTACAAGATGAGAGGGGATGGCTTTGAAGATTCTGAAATTGCTAAATTTGTTTTAGGGCAATACAAGCCTAAAGGCGCGGACGGAAACTATTACAGCTTAGATGAAAGTTATTACGAGGCTTTAAAAAAAGGAATGGCGGAAGCCGATTCTCCTTTCGGCACACCCGTTAAACCCATGTCCGACATGGAAATAATATCGATGTACAGCACGGCTAGAAATGTGCCTCAAGCACAATATATAGCCGAGGAAGCCGTAAAAGGGCTTGTTCCTTCGGCGGCTACCATGGGTGGGGCCTATGCGGGCTCTCCTTTTGGCATTCCTGGAATTGTAACGGGCGGAATCGTTGGCATGATTTCTTCCGATTTAGCTTTGCGCCAAGTTAATCCGGAGATGTATGAGCAAATTGTGGGTGATACTACTGCAGGAGCAGCGGTTAAATTTTTTACCGAAAGTGTTCCCGGACTTGCGGTACCTTGGATGGTGCCTGAGAAAGCTATGATTAATTTAGGCTCTGATTTTATTTCTAGAAACGCCTCTAGGATACCTTTTGGAACTAAAATTTCTAGTGGTTTAGAAAAAGGTGAGGGTTATGTTAGGGAAGCGTTTGACTTTGCTCGGCAAAATCCTAGGACATATTTAAGCACAGAAACTAAAGATATTTTGACGGCATCAGGAGTTGCGGCGGGTTTCGAAGCGTATCAACAAGGAGACCGAGGGGCTCTTTCGGATTTGGCTCAATTCGGCACAGAAATAGGAGTTACCGTAAGTCAACCTTTAGACATTTTAGGCCGTGGATTGGTCAACAACTCTGGAGCCTTTGGTACTTTTCTTAAAAATATTAATCAAAAAAATAGAATAGAATATTCTGGAAACAGGTTTATAGAATTATTGAGAGCAGGGGGAGAAGATCCCGAAGTTTTTTTAAGGTTGATACAAGACATCAATGCCGGTAGACGAACCCCTGAAACAGAACTTTTAAGATCCGGTGGTTTAGACTACGACAATGCTACCGCAGCCTTAAAGACAGGAGTTCCAGTGCTTTTCTTACTAGAGAGCGTTGGTCTTGAAAATAAATTAAAAAATGGGACTCCGATGAGAAACCCGGACGTTAGCATTCGTGAACAACATGAAGCTGCTTTCCAAGGTTATAACAATTTCTTAAGTAAGCTTTTGGAAATAGACGACCCCGCGGCATTAGGGTTGTATCAAGATTTGCGAGATGCAGGGTTTAGAACGGAGATTAATAATTTACTTACTTCCTCTATGCAAAACTATGATCGAGCTGCTGAAAGAGCTTTAGCCGGGGGAGAAACTTTTGACTCAGAAGCCGTATTGTTTGACACGCTATTTGGACCAAACGGAGTTTCGGCTAAGATTGATGCTCAAGGAAACATACTTAAGAATTTAATACCTAAAAATATAAACGTACCGGACAGCGCGTTACAAGGCCCTTTGGATAATGGTAAGCCAACCGCAAATTTGTTGGTGGATGTGTTTAATCGTATTGGCGATGAAGCAGCTATATTAGGTATTCGTCCTAGACTTAGTTACGGAAAAGATTTAATTAGTTTAGATAAAGTTTTAAAGCAATTTGATGTATTAGTAAATCCAGATAAATACGCTAAAGCTGACGATTTACCTAAATTGCCCGAACAACAATTAGAGTTAAATTTGCCAACTGTTTCGGCTCCAGTTGAAGCAGCGGAAGAGTTTGTTCAAGATATTACTTCCGGAGATCTTTTAAATTTTTTAGATCAAATAGATCAATCGAAAAGGCAAGCTTTACGAGCGGGCAATCAACCTCTTCTTAAGTTGTTAGCCGAGTTAGAAGAAGGTGCAAAAAATAGTTTAAGGGCAGTCAGCGCTAATCGCAACATAGAAACTCCCGGTGGAGGTTTTTCACAGTATTTTAATAACTATTTAGCGTTTAGAGACGAAGCTAACAATGTTTTTTCAAACGCTTTTCTACAAGACATGAGATCTAAAATACCAAAAGAATTGTCCGGGCAAATTCTTTTTTCTAATATGGGCGATTCAACCCTTCTGCGTATGCAAGAAATGGACCGTGCCGCTACGTTTCTATTAGATTATGACCAAAGGAACTTAGGAGTTTTATCTAATGCAAATGAAATGGGTGCGGCAAGGGGTGAGTTTAGCGGAGAAGACGGGATAATTGAAAACGGTGGTTTGGAAGGATTACTGGAATCTGGACTGCCTGTTGATACGGCCGTTAGCGGCTTAGAAACAACTACATCTACCGCTGTACCTACCATTCGAAGCGCACAAGATAAAGTTTTACGTGGTTTACTGGAAAATCCTAAATATTTTAATAGGACTCCGGTAAAAGACGCGGATGGTAGAATTATAATGATAGAAGATCCGGAAAATCCAGATCTTACAATACCAAAAACAAATATGGTGCCTACCCAGGCTTTCCAAAACTTCATAGCTGACCCGCAAATAGACCGAGTATTAAGCAATTATTTCCCTTCACTTCGGGGAGATTTGAAAGATGTAAATAGATTTAATGCATTATTAGAAAACGCTACTTTGGAAGAAAGTTTGTTTAACAAAGGTTTAACAGAACGAGATGCGTTTTCTAATTATTTCTCTGGCATATATGAACAGCCTCAAGCGGCTCTTAAAAGAATGATAGGTAATCCAGGAGAAAGTAGAAATAATGTTGTTGGAAATCCTATAAAAGATTTTACAGAAGCGGCTAAAATTGCCGTAGATTCTGGAGATGAAAAAGTAATTCAAGGGTTTTTAGACACTATATTTGCACAAGCGTATACCTATGCCGGTGGTAACAGTCCTATAGACGAAGCTACCGGGGTAATTCCTTTTGATCTTGAAAAATTTAAACAATATTTAAACGACCCTATGCTTCCTAATAAAGGGGCTGACTCGGTAATTCAAATTTTAGCTAAAACAGGCCTTTTAGAAGAAGGCAATTCACACGTAGCTAAAATTAATAGATTAATTGATGTAATGAATCAAATTCAATTAACTACTAACGCTGCCAGGCTTCCCGAGTTAAATGCAACAATTGCCGCTAGGCGTCAGGCGGCCGGTTTAGACCCCAATCTTTCTGCCGAAGAAATTGTAAACCAAGACCCGGCTAGCGCAATAAGAGCCACATTAGAACAAGGCGCTTTTTCAATAATAGGTGCCGGAATAGGTTCTTCGGTATATTCTTTAATAACTAAGATACTTCCTGGAAATGTTACTCAAGGTGGTTTATCTGCGGCTGGAACCGGAAGTAGACTTTCTAGGATGTTGCTTTCAGAACAACCCGGAATGTTAGCTAATCAAATGATGACCGAAATGCTAAAAGACACCGAACTTTTAGAAGAAGTACTTACTTTAGCTATGAAGGGTGACGATATTGCGGATTTGTCCGGACCTAAATTAAAACGTATGTACACGTTCTTATTAGGAGGGGGAATAATAAATCCGGAATTTTCTTACAAAATGTTTGCGGAAGAAGTGTACGGTAAAAAACCATCGGAGCAAAGACAACAAGAGCGCGAAGAAGCAGGGGCAGCGCCTATGATACAGCAAAGGACGAACCCACGTCGGGTACAACCAACTCCTGTACCTCCGCCGGAGCCTGCGACACAAGCAGCAGCGCCTAGACCTACACCTACACCACCTCCAGTGGCACAAGCCCCACGGCCCGCGGCTCCCGCTCCCGCCCCAGCAAACCCGAACCAGAGAGCACGCTACGCGGCCCTGTATCCTTTCGATACGGCAAGCGACATCATTCGCACGCAAGGCATCGGTTCTCTGAGGGGCTAACGCAGCCAGTCCTTTACGTCCTCACCAAGCACTGTCGAAGCAAGGTTTATTTTGTTTCGCAGAGCCGTGAGGATGGTCTCGTCTATTGTCCCCGGAGAAATAAGATCAACGTAAGTCACGGATTTGGTCTGACCAATTCGATGTGCACGGTCCTCCGATTGCAACCGTATCTCTAAATCGTAGCTATTTGAGTAGTAAATCATCGTATGCGCAGCGGTCAGAGTAATGCCGTAACCACCTGTACGAGGCTGTCCTACAAAGAATCTTAGCGATGATTCTGGGTCTTGGAAACGGTCTACGATGGCCTGGCGGTCATCTTGAGCGGTATCCCCGTAGTAAGACGCAACCGAGTCCTCTCCGTAAATCTTAGTCAGTTCGCTTTCTATCTTCAGAATGTCGTGCGTCCAGGTGGCCCAGATAATAATCTTCCCTGACGATTCCTCGACCACGTTTAACAGTTCACTGAGCCGGTTGTTGGGCAGGTCTTGTATCTCGCCCTCGTCAGGTTGCAGGAAGCCACAAGTTATCTGCTGTAGCCGCATAATTTGAGTCAGCACGCTTGCGGTGGTGGCCAGGTCCCCGGACTCTAGCTGCGCTAGGGCCAGCTCTTTCATTTCGCTATATACTTTCTTTTGTTGCGGAGTCAAAGAAACATCACGCTTGGTGTAGACCTTATCCGGCAGATCTAGGCATTCGCTTTTCAACACTCGGACAGAAAAACCGTCAATCTTTTGACTCAATTCGTCCAGTTTCCGGTAGCCCACGATGTGCTGGAAGCTACGGTGGCCCATGTTTCTTCTCTGGATTACAGCGTAGCGCCCCTGAAATGCATAGAAACTCTTAAATCCTAAAGCTTTTGAGTCCAAAAAGGCGCACTGAGCATAAAGGTCCATAGGCGATTTAGTGATGGGACTACCGGTAAGAATGCGACGGTATTTTGACACCCCGGTAAGCTCCAGGACTGTTTTGGTACGCTGAGCCTTGCGGTTCTTTATAGTCGTAGACTCGTCAATCAGTGTCATATTGTCCGGATTACGTTCTAGGAAGCGCTTGGCACTGGCCGCGCCTTTCTCTGTACTAAGCGCCTCGATGTTCATTACCAAGATATGGAGCGCCTTAGAATCACCTCGGATTGCCACTTCTTTTATTTCTTCTGTATACTTCTTAGTCCAGTTTGGCTGCCATCTAACGATCTTGTACTTTATATTGTCGGGCAAATGTGTAGGGAACTCTCCCTTGACCCAGTTGTCAAAGACTCCTTTAGGGGCTAGAACTAGCGCAGTATCTATCTCTCCTTTAAGATATAACGCGCCGATCGTATCGATAGCAATTTTACTTTTGCCGGTTCCCATTTCTGCAAACAAGGCATAAAAAGTTTTCTTCCAAGAATTAGACCAGATCTCTTCTTGATGGTCGTAAGGCTTAGTCTTAAATTTATAATTATTCATAGTATCCCCTTGCATATCTAATATTATACGAATATAGTGTGTCCCTCAAGTGCTAAACAATGCACTTTAACCACGAGGAAAAGACCTATGCAAAACTTGTTCGAAGAGATGGAGACAGATCAAGCTGATGTTTCCGCGTTAGACTCTATAAATACCGAAGGCTTGCAAACTGTTGCGGAAATGGCTCGTGCCGTAGCTGCACAGGAAAGCTTAGTTGTACAGTTGGATGACCGGTTGAAAGAAGAGAAGAGAAAGCTTCTTAAACTGACCGACGAGGACCTGCCTGCCCTGCTCCACGAAATCGGATTAACTAAATTCGAGCTTGAAGATGGAAGCAAGGTCGAACTCAAACCTACTTATGGTGCGCACATCAAGGTCGATAATCGACCTCAGGCTTTTTCCTGGCTGCGCGATAATGGTTTTGACGACATCATCAAGAACACGGTTTCGTGCGTATTTGGCCGCGGCGAAGACTCACAAGCTGAGCAGTTCTTGAAGGTGGCTGCTGATCAAGGCGTTCACGCTGATCAAAAACAGGAGGTTCACCCTTCTACACTCAAAGCGTTTGTAAAAGAACGCGTAGAAACCGGGGACGAGTTTCCTATGGACTTATTCGGGGCCTACGTTGGCCAACGTGCAAATATTAAAAAAGGTAAATAATAATGACTAAAGATGTAGCAGAAAAGAAATCAGGAGAAATCAGCCAGTTCGACTCTACCATTTTCGAGCAAGACCAAGGCCTCGGACTTGAAAACTTGGGGCAGGACGATCTTGCTCTGCCGTTTCTCAAAGTATTGAGCCGCCAGGACCCTACTCTAGATGATTTAGACGACGCCAAAGCTGGAGACATATATAACACCGTCACTGGTGACATTTTTAAGGGTAAAGAAGGCTGTCGTGTTGTCCCTTGCGTGTATCAGAGACGATACATCGAGTGGGCTCCGCGTGGCACGGGCTCTGGAGCACCGATAAACATTTTCACCCCCGACGAGAAACGCCCTGATACTGAGCGAAGCTCTGAGGATAATCGTGAATATGTGGTCGGTGGTAACGGCAGTTACCTCGAAGAAACACACCAGCATTTTGTGATGATTTTAAAGGAAGACGGTACGCAGCAGACTGCGCTTGTCACTATGAAATCAACTCAGATGAAAAAGTCCAGAAAGTGGAACTCTATGATCCAATCACGCGTCATGAACGGTGCAAACGGGGCGTTTACTCCGCCGCGATTCTCGCACATTTACCACTTAAAGACTGTTTCGGAAGAGAACAGCAAGGGCTCTTGGCATGGATGGGAGATCTCGTTGGAAGGTCCTATTGAGGACGCTAACTTCAAACAGTAGTGATATTCCGTGGTAACTAGGGGGCGCTATGCGCCCTCTTCCCCGAGATAATAAAATATGGAACACGCAAAAAGATTTGCGGGGATATTTGACGGCCTAAAACTAGCTTACGGTACTTATCGTATTGACCGGGCGGCTTCAAACGGGAAGCAACAAGGGAAAGCTGGTGTAGTTAAAAACCCTAGGACGCAGGAGACGTGGGAAGGACACCTCTCTGGCAAGGGTGATGCTATAGGTATCATTCCGATCAACGAAGACAACAGTTGCAAATGGGGCTGTATCGACGTTGATCAATACCCGCTAGACCATAAAGAATTGATTGATAGAATCCGCAAGATGAAACTGCCGATGGTTGTCTGTCGCAGCAAGTCGGGCGGCGCGCATTGTTTCTTGTTTACTTCTGACTGGATCTCTGCGAAACAGATGCAGGAAACGTTGAAGCATGCTGCTGCGGCCCTAGGTTACGGCGGATGCGAGATTTTTCCTAAACAAATCAAACTGTCTTTAGAACGTGGTGATGTCGGCAACTTTTTAAATATGCCTTACTACGACTCTGAAGACGGCTTGCGTTATGCTGTAAAGGACGACGGTCAATCGGCAACGTTAGAAGAATTTTTTGAGCTGTATGAACAGTACGTTCAAACGCCCGAGCAAGTCTCTGCGCTTACTATTGAAGACCAAACCGACTCTAATATTATTGTAAAGGACGGCCCTCCGTGTCTTCAGACACTATGTTCTCAAACCATAAGTGAGGGAGGTCGTAACAACGGCTTGTTTAACATTGGCGTCTATTTACGGAAAGCATATCCAGACAGTTGGGAGTCAGAGATTTTAGTTTATAACGCTAAATACCTGAACCCTCCGTTGCCTCTTAACGAGGTCAACCTTGTAGCGAAACAGCTTCAAAAAAAGGAGTACGCTTACAAGTGCAAAGACGCCCCGATCTGTGATTATTGTAATGCCGACGTGTGTAGAACACGGAAGTTCGGTATTGACGCAGCAGTGTCGGGTGCGACTATCGCAAACCTACGCAAATACAACTCGACTCCGCCTGTTTGGTTCATGGATGTAAACGGTCAGCCGTTAGAGCTAGACACCGATGCCTTAATGAATCAGATGGCTTTCCAGCGGGCGTGCGTAGAGCAGTTAAACTTTATGCCAAAATCGTCACCTAAGCCTTCGTGGGAAGGAAAAATCAATCATCTATTAACCGAGATGTCCGATACCGATGGCTCCATTGTCGAAGTATCTCAGGACGCTAGTATCTCCGGTCAGTTTTACGATTTGTTGGAAGAGTTCTGTAACGACATGCAGAAAGCGGAAAACAAAGAAGAAATACTGTTAAGACGTCCGTACACGGATGAAGATGAGAACCGCACATACTTTAGGCTTAAGGACTTTACTGCGTACTTACATAAGAATCGTTTCTTTGATTTTAAGTCTCACAAGATTGCTCAGCGACTACGCGATATAGACGGTAGTGCAACGTCGATTAAAATCAACGGCAAAGCCACGCGCGTATGGACTATTCCGGCATTTCAAAGTTACTCGACGTCCGTTAAGACGCCGAACCTCGAGACTAAACAAAATGAGGCACCTTTTTAGTGTTTAGGATATTTGGTCCTCCAGGAACAGGTAAGACTACCAAGCTCTTAAACATGGTAGATCAGGCGCTATCAAATGGGGTAAACCCTCAGGAGATAGCGTTTCTTGCTTTTACTCGTAAAGCCGCTTCTGAAGCTAAAGAGCGCGCTGCTGAGCGTTTTAACCTTAACCAAGACACAGATTTGTTTTACTTCCGGACGCTTCACAGCCTGACGTACAAACTGCTTAACTTAAAAGAGAAGGACCTAATGCAAGCCGCTCATTTTAAAGAGCTTAGCGAACGTATAGGGTTTCAACTCAACAAAATCAAACAGGTAGAAGTAGAAGACGGAAAGTCAGGGATAACGGAACATCCTATCTTGTCGATTATAAACTTAGCACGTCTCAAGAAAACCGATCTTAGAGCTGAATATAACTTAAGCAACATACACAGCACGTGGGAAGAAGTGCTGTACGTATCCGAGTGCTACGCCACGTACAAGTCGGCCAACCGATTAGTAGATTACACAGACATGCTTCGCTTGTTTGTAGAAAGCTCAGATCGGGTGTGCCCTACGTTCAAACTTGCGTTCTTAGACGAATCACAAGACCTTTCACCGTTACAATGGGACATAGCTCATGCCATCGATAAAAAATCCGAAAGAATGTACTGTGCAGGTGACGACGATCAAGCCATCTACCGCTGGGCTGGGGCAGACGTCGATCACTTCATTAACCTCCCAGGAGGAAGCGAAGTTCTCAGTCAAAGCTACCGGGTCCCTCGGTCAGTCCACAGTCTTGCTGAGCGGATCGTCAGCCGTATCCATCACCGTTTCCCCAAGCAGTACAATCCCAAAGAAGAACAAGGGTCTGTCCAAAGAATCTACGACATCCGAGGAGTAGACATGTCCGAAGGGTCGTGGCTTGTGATGGCTCAAGCCAACTATATGCTCACGGAGTTAGCCTATGAGCTTAAGTCTATGGGTTATTTGTTTGAGCGTAACGGCTCACGGAGCATATCTAATAGCTTATCTACTGCGGTAAACAGTTGGGAACGCGTCCGTAACGGCGGTTTAATCCACGTGGAGTCTGCTCAGATAATTTATAAATACATGTCTAGCAACGGTGCCCGAATAAAACGCGGTAAGAAAAGAATAGTGGGTAAGGACGATGCCTTGCTTTCTTTTGAAATGCTTGTGGAAAATCATGGTTTGTTAGTTTCTAAAGATATGCCGTGGTTTGAAGCTCTCGATAAGATACCGGACAACGACCGGATATATATCACAGCTCTTTTGCGTAGAGGTGAGAAGTTTAACGCAGTGCCTCGTATTAAACTGTCCACGATTCACGGAACTAAAGGGGGCGAAGCACAGAACGTTGTTATCTTTACGGACCTAACAAATGCCGCACAAAACAATCCGGGAGATGATTTGCATCGCGTATTTTACGTAGGCGTGACTCGCGCCATGGAAAACCTTTTTATTGTTGAACCCCAAGATTTCTCTCGAGCTTATAATTTATGAAAAAACAAGATATAGACCCATTGTATTACAGCACCTGCCAAAAGTGCGGTAATGGTAAAGCGACTGCCGTCGTAAACGTGAAAGAAAACAAAAGACTTGGATGGTACTGCGCTGAGTGTCAAAACTTTTCTGAAGCTATTTTCAGAGAAACCACCTGGAGAAATGATAGTGGCAAATAACAAACTACAGATGGCTATGTTTCCTCCAAAATCAGACTGAAATGGCTTAAGAAAGTGTTTGAAGCGCCAGGCGATAAGATCATGCACAACGCTCAATACGACCTCGGGTGGATACGTGCTATGGGTTTTGAGGTTAAAGGCCGAGTCATCGATACCATGTTGACCGCTGCGCTGCTGGACGAAAACCGATTCAGCTATAGTCTTAACGCACTTTGCTACGATTACTTGGGAAAAACAAAGTCGGAGCAAACACTTACTGCGGCGGCCGTTGAGTTCGGCGTCGATCCTAAGGGGGAGATGTGGCGGTTGCCCGCTATGTATGTGGGTCCTTACGCGGAAGTAGATGCTGAGATCACGCTCGAGCTCTGGGGACACTTTCAGAACCTGTTGAATAAAGAAGAACTTTGGGACATTTGGAATCTTGAGACAGACCTGCTTCCGTGTCTGGTTGAGATGACGGAGAAAGGCATACGCTTTGACGTAGACCAAGCGGAACGCACAAAGCAGCACCTTCTAAAAGAGGAAAAGCAAGTCCGCAAGAATATCAAACATATTGCAGGATGTGACGTGGAAATCTGGGCGGGAGCATCAATAGCTAAAGCGTTTGACAAAGTTGGGATTACATACCCTCGAACGGAAAAAGGCGCTCCAAGCTTTACTAAGACTTTCCTCAGTGAGCATCCTCACGAACTTGCACAGTCTATAGTTAGGGCGCGTAACTTAAATAAAACCCAGGGCAGCTTCATCGACGGGTTAATTAAGCACGTAGCGCGCGACGGTAGGATACACAGTCATATCAATCAAGTGCGTTCTGATCAAGGCGGCACAGTCTCTGGCCGCATTTCGATGAACAACCCGAACATGCAACAAATCCCGGCGCGTGACCCTGAAATAGGTCCCCTTATCAGAAAGCTGTTTTTACCCGAAGAAGGGGAGAAGTGGGCTGCAATAGATTTCTCGCAGCAGGAACCACGGATCTTGACTCATTACGCCAAGGTTTTTGGTGATTACCGAAATCTCAATATGCCCGGTGTCGAGGAGTTTGTGCGGGCCTATAACGAAAACCCTGACATGGACTTCCATACGATGGTTGCTGAGATGGCGGATATCCCTCGTAAACAGGCAAAGGTAATTAACTTAGCCATGATGTACGGCATGGGGGCACAGAAACTTGCAGGACAACTAGACATCCCTCTAGAGGACGCTAAGGCCCTTGTTAAGAAGTACCACAAGCGCGTACCGTTTGTTAAAGGACTTACCCAGGGCATACAGCGCCACTTAGAAGATCCGCGCTCACCGGGCTCTGTGCGAAGCATAAAGGGGCGTAAGTGCCGGTTTGATTTATGGGAGCCGGACAGTTTTGAAATGAACAAAGCGTTGCCTTACGAAGAAGCAGCCGCGGCCTACGGACCAACGACAAGGCTTAAGAGAGCTTACACCTATAAGGCGCTGAACCGGTTAATTCAGGCAAGCGCCGCGGACATGACCAAGCAGGCCATGGTTGACTGCTACAAGAGCGGTAAGACCCCCATGCTGCAAGTCCATGACGAGCTGGCGTTCAGTGTTACAGATGCGGCAGAGGCTAAAAGTTTATCTAACATTATGACTAAGGCGGTGGAGTTAGTCGTGCCTAGTAAATGCGACATAGAAATGGGCGAAAACTGGGGAGAATATGTTGAAATTGCTGAGTAGTATTATATAATCTCATACAATAAAGTTTAGGAGACTGTCTTGGATACTAACAAATGGAAATCGGTGCTTCTTCCTCGTGAAGTGTACGATCAACTGTACATCGTATCGAAAGTAGAGGGGCGAACCTTAAGCGGACAGCTTCGTTTAATTTTCGATTCCTGGGTTAACGAAAACCTAAGTCAAAAAGATCGTGCTTATTTGCTTGAAGAAATAGAAAAGAAGCGTCTTCAGGAAGGACGGCCGCGTCCTGAGTTTACGCTTTGAAAATAACGATTCAGCTAGATGAGCAGGACATTGAGGAGATATTAATTTTGCTTGAGGAATATCCTGAACTTTTGCAAAAACTTAGTGAATCGTATCGTTTTCGCTATTCCAGTCCATCCAAAGTAGATACAAATTAATTGGGTCTAAAGACTTTTCGCAATCTGCGCAAATGGTAAGTTCTACTTTTGGCATCATGTCGGGGTCTCCCTGTATTGTCTCTACATAAGCCTGAAACTTTTTTTCACATTTTGGGCAAATAAATAATTTTGCTTCATCATCAGTCGTTAACTCGTCTGTTTCTGTAAAGCCAATCTCTAAGGGTATCAATGGGGATGTCATATTGTTGGGCTATCCACTTAACAGAGCGTTTTTCAATGTTTCTAGCATAGCGGACGGCTTCTACTATTTCAAAAGGATATTTGGTAGCGTGATGCGCTTTCATTTCTTTCCCTTACCGTTTGTAAAGCACAGATAATATAGGAAAAAAATGTGCGTGACAACTTGATCTAAGTACTTGTAACATATTTAATGTGCATTCATATAAAAGGAACAACTTATGACCGACGCAAAACACCTTTTAAATCAAGCGTTTAGCGAAAAAGAACTAATAGAATGGAAAAATTTAAATACTAAAACCTGGAATAAAGATATAAGAGCTGTTGCAGATTTAATGAAAGAGCACTTTGAAGACCCCGAAGCTCTTCTTACGCATTTAGTAAAACACGTGCAAAATGCCCGAAAGGAAGGTTACCCTAAGGATAATTTTCATTAGTTTGTTGACAAAAAAATATAAACGTTCTAGCTTGTAGGTGTTGTACCTCCCTGAGAAGTGATTATACCCGTGGTTGAGCAATCTCCCGCGGGGTTTTTTTTGACTACAATTTACCTTCCTTTACTAATGCTAAACGGTTAGCTTCTTGCGCAGCGGCTATGTCTTTTTTATTTTGCCCAGTGTACGGAACCGCCAATCTTTCTTTGATAAGGAGTTTCGTAATAGCTCCTTTTCCCGTCTTGAACTCGCCCAGA